ATATATTTCCGGAAGCATAGAATCCAACCAAACCAATTATCAGTTGCAACAATTTGGTGGTGATTTTTATGGTAATTTTTCAGGCCAAATTGATGGAATACTAAAAGGAACAGTAGAATCATCTTTATCTTCATTATCGTCTCAATATCCAGGATTTGAATATAGGTTTGCAACTTGTGAATCTTGTGGTGTTGTAAATGATACAATATCTGGAAGTACATATACATTTTTTGATTATGATTCTAATGTTTATCCAGGAGACGGTTTAATATTAACAAATTTTAGAGATTCAAATGTAAATCAAACATATGATTGGATTAGCGTTTTAAGAGCAAGAAGGGGATTTGAATATAAAATATCTTTATCTGAATTTACATTCGATACACCTAATTTACTAAAAAACACATCAAATTCTGTAAAAGATTATATTTCATTTTTTCAATCATTAGATTTAAACACAAAAGTTAGTTTAGAACTAAGACAAAAGGCATTTAATTGGTCTTCTAGTGAAATTTCAATTTCCGATGAAGAAAAAACGATGATTTTTGATGTAATATCTGTAACTTCAAAATCAAATAATATTGGAAAAAATTGGTTAGAATTAACAGTAATATACAAATACGGTTCAAATGATTTAGAATATCAACCCATATTAAGTGGTAGTACATACTTAGAAGGAACTATGTACGCCAATACATATCCTTACAATCCTGTATCCGATATTTCGGCATATTCAATTATGTCTCTGAATATAAATGATACAACATCAAAAACAATACCACCAATTAAAGCAGCTTTTAATATAAATGGTATAGCAGGTTCAGCAGGTTCAGCAGGAACACATGGAACATCCGGCACAACTGGTACATCTGGAACATCTGGCACAAGAGGAACATCTGGTACATCTGGAACATCTGGCACAAGAGGAACATCTGGTACATCTGGAACATCTGGCACAACCGGTACATCCGGAACTTCTGCTGATTCATCCGGAACATCTGGTACAAGTGGAACATCTGGTACATCCGGAACAGATGGAACAAGTGGAACTACTGGTACATCTGGAACTACTGGTACATCTGGTACAAGTGGTACATCCGGCACAGATGGAACATCCGGCACATCCGGCACATCCGGCACAGATGGAACATCCGGCACAAGTGGAACATCTGGAACATCTGGTACAAGTGGAACTTCTGCTACATCTGGCACATCTGGTACATCTGGTACATCTGGCACATCTGGCACATCTGGTACATCCGGTACAAGTGGAACTTCTGCTACATCTGGTACATCCGGTACAAGTGGAACTTCTGCTACATCTGGTACATCTGGTACATCTGGAACATCTGGCACATCTGGTACATCCGGTACAAGTGGAACTTCTGGTACATCGGGTACGGGTGGAACATCCGGAACATCTGGTACATCAGGAACATCTGCAACATCTGGAACTTCTGGTACAAGTGGTACATCCGGTACATCTGGAACAAGTGGAACATCTGGTACAAGTGGTACATCCGGTACATCTGGAACAAGTGGAACATCTGGAGTAACTACACTATGTGATGTTACTATCTGGGAAACTAACAGTTTAAATCTATGTTTTGTTAAAACATTTTTTATAGATGCTCTTGCGAAAAAAGTAACATTTATATTGGTTGGTGGCGGCGGTGCCGGTGGTGGTGGATCATATTCTACTGATGAAAAAAGAACTATAACAGGTGGAGGTGGAGGTGCCGGTGGAAGTATTTTAACAGTTGAGGTTAATGATTCTTATGAATTTTTTGAAAACCTAAAAAGTCCTGGAAGTGGAATATTTTTGAATGTAGCTGGATCAGTCCGTGGCGGTAAAGGATCTTTAGTAAACAATACTAATGGAGAAAACGGTTTTGATGGATTTGATACATTAGTTTCGTTTTTAAATTTAACACAGACATTTGTTGCTTTTGGTGGTAAAGGTGGTCGAGGTGGAATCGTTGGTGAAATAGATTCTATTTACGATTATTATACATATGGTGGTGCTATATCAAATATAACACCATCAACTGGATTAATTATTGGTGGTCCTGGAGGCGTTGGTAGGGCGAGTTTATCATATGTTATTAATAATTTACAATCTGCAAATTTAAAACTAACGGATGAAAATTTATCGTCTGGTTATTCCATGACATACACAATGAATGGTGAAATAATTCCACCAAATAATACACATTGGCTTCCTTTTAAATGGTTGAATTTGCCTTTTAATGGAAATTACAATAGACCATCATTAATTGCACCAACTGGTGGCGGTGGCGGTGGGGGTAGATTAAATACAACCATTCTTAATAAAAATGTTCAAGTAAATTTAAACGGAAATAATACAACAACAAGACAACTTGATCATGCGTGGATTCCAGGAAGAGGTGGATTTCAACAAAATGTAATGTTACCAAATAGTATAGGAGAACAACCAAGTGAAACTGCTCTGTTTAATACTATCGTTGGTGTTGGTGGTAATGGTGGATCATTTGCATATAATAAAATATTTACGCCTCAAAATGGAAAATTTTACGGTGGAGGTGGCGGTGGAGGTGCAGCGGGTAGAGCTTTTATTATCAATGGAACCGTATTTTATAGTCAAGACGGTGGAAATGGTGCAAGAGGATCGATAACAATTATAGAGGAATAAAAAGTGAAATATTATAGTCTTTTAACATCAGGATCCAATCAAGTAATAAGTATTTTTGAATGGGATGAAATTGCAAGTGGATCAGTAACTGCTTCAATAACGTTTCCAAGTGGAACTCTTTTACAAGAAGTTTCTGCAAGTGCTTCCTTTACATCATCGGCGGATTACAATGATTTTGTAAATGTTGGAGTATTTGGTGGATTTTTTAGTGGATCTGTTTATATTAGTGAGTATGACACTTTTAATATAAATAATAATTTCATAATATATTCACCAACTTCATCAAATAGTGGTTCAGTTTATTTATCACTGTCCGGTTCCGTTGCTGTTTCTGGAAGTGTTGCATCTGATATTTTCACTGGATCATTCACCGGATCTTTTAAAGGTAATTTAGAAGGAACTGCATCATATGCAATATCATCATCTAATTCGGTATCATCGTCTTATTCTATAACAGCGTCATATGCATTATCGACTACACCATATTCAACAATAGAAACATTTGAAACATCTTCAAATTGGACAAAACCATCTTGGGCTAAAAAAATAAAAGTAATATTAGTCGGTGGTGGAGGTGGTGGTGGAAGTGCTTATGGTTTAACTGATAGTAATATGGAACCAGGCGGTGGAGGTGGTGCCGGTGGTTCTCTAACAGTAATAGAATTTGATGCAAATACCTTACCAACATCTTCAATATCCGTACTTGTAGGAGGCGGTGGATTCAGAGGCCAATCATCAAATGACGGTGGAAACGGTGGTAATAGTCAATTTGGTAATTATGCATATGCTGCCGGTGGACAAGGAGGACAAGGTAGACTATCAAACAGACCAAAACCCAATGGATTTAATTTACATTTGGGTGGAGTTGCACAACCATCGTTAAACTTTACAAATACAGGCGGTGGTCCAGGTGGAATGGGTTCTGTAAAAAGATTAAGCACAATAATATTTGGTCCACAAAATACACTTGAAGATTTTGAATGTGCAATAGCACCATCTTTGCCTTATGCCGATATTTATTTACGAGCAAAACCTATGTATTTCAATGGTGATATTGCTGGGTGGAACGGTTCATTGAATATTCCAGGAGTTATTGCACCAACAGGTGGCGGCGGTGGATTAGGATATGAAACGGCAGCAAGTGGTGGGGTTGAGCCAAATCCGATAGGTGCAACTATCGGTGGATCTATAAAGAGTTCAACTGCACCCTATAACAATTTAAATGGTGAAACATCATTTGGTATAGCTCCATTAGAATATAATGCAAATGGTACAAAATCTAATTTATTGAATCATTATCCTGCATTTAATACAAAAATAGGATTGGGTGGAACGGGCGGTTATCATAATCCTACATCATACCCATCAGGATCCTTTCTTCCACAAGCTGGATCAAAATATGGTGGAGGAGGTGGTGGTGCTTATGCAGGTGGAATACAATACAGTACAGATCCTAATGAAATAACATACAACGATGGAGCAGATGGCGCTTCTGGTGTTGTAGTAATTATATCGGAGGCATAAAATGGCCATATATGAGTTAAGAACAACATCAAGTGGCGAGGTAATAAATTTAATATCATGGGATGGTATAACAGATTTGAGCTTACCGTCTGGAACAGAATTGGTAGAAGCAACAAGTTCTGTATCATCATCGTGGACTGGTTCATTTGAATCATCTTCCGTTTCTTTATATGCTGGTAATTTTTATGGAAGCACCTATGGTTCATTATTTGGATCAGGTTCTGGTTCATTTACTGGATCATTTAATGGTTACTCTGGATCATTGGTTGATTTTGTAGATGGAGCAGTTTTATTTATATCTGGCGCAAGAAGTGGTAATTTTACTGGATCTTTATCCGGTTCATTAACCGGTTCGTTTGAAGGAAATGCATCTGGTTCATTTACTGGATCTTTCTCTGGTAGTAGTGTAATAAGTGATATTACACAAATTAGAAATGCTCTTATAGTATCTGGTGCTTTAAATATAACTGGCAGTTTCATAATAAATGGAAGTTCGTATACAGATTCAACATCTGGTACAAGTGGAACTTCTGGTACTGCAGGTACAAGTGGAACTGCCGGAACATCTGGAACTGCCGGAACATCTGGAACGTCTGGAACTGCCGGTACAAGTGGAACTCCTGGTTCATCTGGAACGTCTGGAACTGCCGGTACAAGTGGAACTCCAGGTTCAAGTGGGACATCTGGAGCTAATGCATTATGGAACTTTTTAGGTGCGTGGTCTGGTGGTCAAATTTATATTATTGGGGATGTTGTAACACATGGTGGTGAAACTTGGTATTGTATTCAATATGCACCATCTGGTTATGGTCCATTTGGTGGTTACATTGATGTATATTGGACTTTAATCGCGGCATCAGGAACTGCGGGTACTTCAGGTACTTCAGGTGTTTCAGGTTCAGATGGTTCTTCAGGTTCAAGTGGAACAAGTGGTACATCTGGAACCGCAGGAACATCTGGAACTGCCGGTACAAGTGGAACATCCGGAACTCCCGGTACATCGGGTACATCAGGTCAAGATGGTGTGAGCGGTGGTCAAAATTATTTTATCAACTATACCGTATCATCCGATGTAAGTCCATATAAAACACTTGGTAGATTAACAACAACTGGCTCACAACAATCTATTACAACTAATTTAACTGCTAATCAAACCGGTGTATTGGTTGATGGTGGATTTATGACTGTTGCTGGTGATTCAAATACAACCGTGATACCAAACGGTTTATGGCATGGATATTTTTACTTTACAAAAAATACAAGTGGAGATAATGTAAATATCTACTATACCGTTTCAAAATACAGTAATACTGGCGTTAAAACTGCATTATTCACTTCTGATACAGTTGAAATCGGTTGGTCTAACAATAATACCACACCGGTTGAAATTAAAATAAATGCAGTTGCAACATCTGCCGCTTTAAGTTCTACCGATAGAATTATATTAGACATATATGCAGATAATGTTGATAATCAAAATAGAACTATAACATTTTATACCGAAGGTACATTCCACTATTCTTATCTTGTAACTACGATTGCTGCACCATCTGGAACATCTGGAACGTCTGGAACTGCTGGCACATCAGGAACTCCTGGTTCAAGTGGAACATCCGGAACTGCCGGTACAAGTGGAACACCGGGTTCATCTGGAACATCCGGAACTGCCGGTACAAGTGGAACACCGGGTTCATCTGGAACATCTGGCATAAAAGGTGATGCAGGAACAAGTGGAACATCCGGAACTGCCGGTACAAGTGGAACTCCCGGTTCATCCGGAACATCGGGTATAACCGGTGATCCAGGAACATCTGGTACAAGTGGAACATCTGGAACTCCCGGTTCATCCGGAACATCCGGTATAACCGGTGATCCGGGAACATCTGGTACAAGTGGAACATCTGGAACTCCCGGATCATCCGGAACTTCTGGTCTTACTGGTAATCCAGGAACATCTGGTACAAGTGGAACTTCTGGTCTTACTGGTAATCCAGGAACAAGTGGAACATCTGGAACTGCCGGTACAAGTGGAACTGGATTTTCAACGGTATCTAATACCGGAAATGATAGAATACTAACATCAGACGGTACTGCAAATGCAGCGGTAGCTGAAAATAATTTATCGTTTAATGGATCAACTTTATCCGTGACTGGATCTATAAACATGGGAACTGGATCTGTAGTGAATCCATTACTAACGGGATATTATGAAACTATGGTATCGAAATCCGTAGCCAATGATTTTGGTGGTGGTATAGTTAATATAGATTTAAGACAAGGTAATGTCTATAAATTAAAATTAGATGCTAGCGTATTAGATTTCAACATACAAAATAATCCAACATCATTACAAGCCGGTACTTTTACATTGGTTTTAGAAGGAGATGGAACTGCAAGAGCATTTAATTGGGGTACAGAAGTAACTTGGCCAAATGGAGCACCTGCAATCGTAAGTGGATCGGGTGTGATTGATGTATATTCCTTTGTATCATTTAATAGTGGAACGGAATATTTGGGATTAGTTATTACACAAAATCAAACAGGATTAGTATAAAAGGAGTTTTAAAATGGTTGGTAATAATGTAAGAAATGCTGCTTTAACATCATATCCTGGTTATGTTGCTCCACCAATTCCAAGTTTATTATATGGTTGGGGAAATAATGTAACTGCACAATTAGATAATAATTCAAGTGGTTTATATGAAAATCAAAGAGGTAATTTTAACACTTGGGTATCTAGCAGTTATGTTGCCCAACAGGTTTTTGCAATAAAATCCGATGGGACACTTTGGAGTTGGGGTAGTGGTAATAATGGTGGTTATGAGAGTACCGATAGATCATCACCTATACAAGTTGGAAATGAAACAAATTGGTCAAAAATAAGTGTTGGTTTTAATCTAAGTCATGGAATGTTTATTAAGTCAGATGGATCACTTTGGGGCTATGGAAACAATAGCAACGGTCAATTAGGTGATAATAACTCCTCCGATGTTTCCAATAGAAGCTATATGATACAGGTTGGAAGTTTAAAGAATTGGAGTCAAGTTACTTGTGGTGGTTCACACACTATGGCTGTAAAAACAGATGGTACTCTGTGGGGTTGGGGGCTTAATACTCAAGGGCAACTGGGTGTTAATAATAATATTACTAGGTCATCTCCTGTTCAAATTGGATCATTAACAAATTGGTCATTTGTTTCGGCTGGTGCTTCATATACCATGGCTATAAAAACCGATGGTACACTTTGGGGTTGGGGACTAAATTCATTTGGTCAAGTCGGTGATAATACTGCTATAACCCGATCATCTCCTGTTCAAATTGGAACGGGTACAAATTGGAGTAAAGTGACAACGGGAGCATCACACACAATGGCTGTAAAAACAGATGGAACGATTTGGACTTGGGGTAGTAATAATAATGGTGAATTAGGATTCTCTACGGGTGGTGCAACCAGATCATCTCCAGTCCAAGTGGGTTTATTAACAAATTGGAAAGATGTATATGCAACAGTTGATAATTTTGGAATGGGTGCATCTATAAAGACAGATGGAACTATTTGGTTTTGGGGTAATAATGGCAGTGGTGGATTTGGTAATGGTAACTTTATATCTACTACATCTCCAGTCCAAATCGGAACTGAGTATTGGCAAACTTTGGGTTTAAGATCAAATGCATTTGTAGGCATTAAAACGGATGGGACGTTATGGGAATGGAACGCTAATAATGGTCTTACTTGGCTAAATAGTGTTGTGTCACCAACGACTCTAACATCCTTTACCGATTGGAAATCTGCTTCAACTGGTCTATCGCACACTATGGCTATAAAAACAGATGGCACTCTTTGGGCTTGGGGTGTTAATAATTTAGGACAGTTGGGAGACGGAACTGAAATTGCAAGACAATCTCCAGTTCAGATAGGATCTGGGACAGATTGGGATAATGTATCATGTGGCAGTGATCATAGTGCGGCTGTTAAAACAAATGGAACACTTTGGTCTTGGGGTGCTAATAGTGGTGGAGCACTTGGACACAATAACCAAACCACTCGTAGTAGTCCAATTCAAGTAGGATTATTAACAAATTGGTCAAAAGTTTTTTGCGGTCAATCATTTACAATGGCTATAAAAACAGATGGGACACTTTGGGCTTGGGGTCTTAATCTTATTGGACAATTAGCAGATCCAATGCCTGTAAACAGATCATCCCCAATACAGATTGGCACTGCAACAAATTGGAAATCTGTTGCTCCCGCTATAGGCGGTTCACATACAATGGGTGTACAAACCAATGGTACATTATGGGGTTGGGGACTTAATAGTAGTGGTCAATTAGGTAGGAATAACGCAGTTAGTAGTGCAACTCCTACACAAGTGGGAACAGATACAGATTGGGATAGTGTATCTACGGCATATTCATTTACAATGGCTATAAAAACAAACGGAACTATGTGGGCGTGGGGTAATAATGGTAATAATACATTGGGAATAATGCGAACACCTAGATTGCCATTTCCTGTTAATACATCATTAACAAATGTTTCCGATATGATTGCTGGAGATAGTTATACTATGGCTATTGCTTCGGATGGTGCCCTTTGGGGATGGGGATTAAATTCTGCTGGTTCATTGGGTGTTGGTAATACTGTTACTAGATCATCTCCTGTTCAAATTGGATTATTAACAAATTGGTCAAAAGTTTTTGCAGGCATATCACAAACTATGGCTATAAAAACCGATGGTACACTTTGGGGTTGGGGATTAAACTCATCTGGTCAAGTCGGTGATAATAGTATTTTAGGTAAATCATCTCCTGTTCAAATAGGTACAGGCACTGATTGGCAAACAGTAGGATGTGGAACTGCACATACATTTGGAATAAAAACAAACGGAACACTTTGGGCATGGGGAAATAATGTATTTGGACAATTAGGCGATGGTACAATAATAAACCGATCATCTCCTGTTCAAATCGGAACAGATACAAATTGGTCAAAAGTATCAGGTGGTACAGGACATACCATTGCATTAAAAACAAATGGAACACTTTGGGCATGGGGACTTGATGATAGATACCAATTAGGAATTAGTTCAAACTCAAATAAATTACAAAAAATTGGAACCAATACTGACTGGTCTATTTTACCAACTGGATCACCTGGATCACATGTAATGGCAATTAAGTCCGATGGTACTCTTTGGGGGTGGGGATTAAACTCATCTGGTCAAGTCGGTGATAATAGTGCTATAACTCGATCATCTCCTGTTCAAATTGGAACGGGTACAAATTGGAGTATATTGAGTTTGGGTGCTTCACATACAATGGCTATAAAAACAGATGGAACTATTTGGGGATGGGGGAATAATAACAGAGGTCATTTGGGTGATAATACACTAATAAACAGATCATCTCCTGTTCAAATTGGAACAGATACAAATTGGAGTAAATTGAGTTCGGGTAACTCACATACAATGGCTATAAAAACAAACGGAACACTTTGGGCTTGGGGTAATAATGCCTTTGGACAGCATGGTGATGGTAATACTATAAATAAATCATCTCCTGTTCAAATAGGAAGTGATGTTGATTGGAGTGAAATTGCAACAACCGATACAACATCAATGGGAATTAAAACCAATGGTACACTTTGGGGGTGGGGTTTTGATAGATTTGGAATATTGGGATTGAATATAGCTGCTGGTTTTACATCTTTAACAAATTCACCAATTCAAGTAGGAACTGATACAAATTGGTCAAAGGTATCATTGGGTGTGTCTCACACAATTGCACTAAAATCTAATGGTACATTATGGGCTTGGGGTAATAATGAAAATGGCAGTCTTGGTGACAATACAATCATAAACATATCATCTCCTGTTCAAATAGGAACCGATACCGATTGGACATTTATTAGTGCGGGTGCGTTTCATACATTAGCACTAAAATCCAATGGTACTCTATGGAATTGGGGATCTGGAACATCAGGACAACTTCCAGATGGGCGCATTATGACATTATCTTCACCAACGCAAGTTGGGAGTTTAACCAATTGGTCAAAAATTTATTCGGGAAGATTTCATTCGGTGGCGATAAACACATCGGGTGAAATCTATACACTTGGTATAAATAGTAGTATATCTATAACTGTTAATGAATTTAGTCGCTCATCTCCAGTTCAAATTGGTACAGACACAGATTGGTCTGATATTTCAGCATATTCAAATAATAGTGGAGCAATAAAAACAAACGGAACACTTTGGGTTTGGGGAAATGGTAATGAAGGACAACTTGGCCAAAATGATAGGTTCTCTCAATCTTCGCCAACACAGATTGGAACTGGTACAGATTGGTCATATTTTCCAAAATTGGGAGCAAGAAGATGGGGTCTTATGGCAACAAAAACTGACGGAACTACTTGGGGCTCTGGATATGGATTTGATGGTGCATATGCTGATGATACAAATATATCAAGATCATCACCGATTCAGATTGGAAGTATTGCTTGGTCAAAAATAACATCTGGATTTCATACAATTGGCATGGATTCTAGCGGTAGTCTGTACTCATGGAATCAGAGTAGTGGTAATAGTGCTATATTAGGTAGAGAGACTGAACTCGGTCAAAATAGATCATCTCCTGTACAAGTTGGATCAGCCACAAATTGGGTTAGTTCATCACTTGGTTCAAATCATACAATGGCTATAAAAACAGATGGTACTCTTTGGGGGTGGGGTAATAATACTGCATTTCAAATGGGTGATGGGACTACACGAAGTAGGTCATCACCAGTTCAAATTGGAACTGCAAGTGGATATAAAACAGTTGATTGTGGTGTGTCATACACAATTGCGATTAAAGAAGAATAATAAAAGTATTACTATAAACTACTTTTGAAAAATATTTTTATATTTATAGTTAAATGTTTTGTTTTTTAAGGTTTTTATATGAAAAATAAAGAAATGCATCCTTTGGATATGGCGTTAGATGCGTCAATTAATGGATTTCCAGAAATAAGTGAAGATATTTTACGCAATCAATCACAAGATGATTTAAGAGTTTTATTTAATCTTGGATGGCATGAAATGCGAAACGGCAATATGAAAAAGGCATTTGAACATTTCAATTATGGTCGTTTTATAGATGTATTTGGATTGCCACCAATACCTGGTAAAATATGGAAAGACGAACCGCTTGAAAATAAAACTCTATTGTTTAGATGTGAAGGTGGTTATGGTGATCAAATACTAAATTTTCGTTTTGCTAAAAAATTTGAAGAAATGGGTGCAAGAGTTTTAGTATCATGTTCAACGGAATTGCGAGAATTATTTTCTCGTCATGGATTCATTACAATAGATAATTCAGTAGTTAGTGGTGTCCATTATGATTATTGGATTCCAGCAATGTCAGCTGCATACATTCTGAATTTAGAATATAACGATTTAGATGGTTCCCCATTCCTATTCCCAAAAGAAAAAAGAAACCTATTTTCAAAAAAAGGTAATTTGAAAGTTGGAATTAGATGGAGTGGTTCACCTGATTTTGAAGATGAACAACACAGAAGATTCCCGCCTGAGTTAATGATAGATTTACATAATATACCAAATACAACAGTTTATTCTTTACAAAAAGATGAAAATTGTATTGATGGTCTTCCATTCGGTGATATGCGTGAACAAATGAAAACATGGGATGATACTGCAAATATTATTGCAGACTGTGATTTAATAATATCATCATGTACATCAGTTGCACACCTTTCAGCTGCAATGGGTATACCAACATGGGTGGCAACACCAATAATGCCATATTATACTTGGGCTGTACCAGGAACCACATCAAATTGGTATAATTCGGTTCGTCTATTCAGACAAAAAAAATATGGTGAATGGGAAAATGTTTTTGATGAAATTAGAACAGAACTAACTAAATTATCAGAAAAACATGGATCTTAAATATGAACAATGACACCAAACCAAGTCTTGATATTATTTTAAGAACACATGATTTTATTGATATTCATGGTTCACCAAATGGTAGATATTGTAAAACAGACAAGACAACACTAATATGTAAATGTATAACTTCTCTCGTAAATAGTGCAAACGATTATACGGGTAAAATAAAATTTATATGGATAGACGACCACTCCTCAGACAGTAGTTTAGATAAAATGCGAAAGATTTTTGAAAAATCAAAGCATGAAGTCGAATTTGTTGCATTAGAATTACGGGGATGGAATGCTTCTGGATATGAACAGTTTGAACGTGGTAGAGCTTCAAATGCAGATTTGGTTTATTTTGTAGAAGATGATTACTTACATTATCCAACTGCAATAGAAGAAATGGTAAATGATTATCTAACATTTAAAAACAATTTAGGTGTAGAGGTTGCTATACATCCGTTTGATGATCCAGATAACTACAAACCAAAATACATAGAAGAATGTAGAATAGTTTTAGGCGAAAAAAGACGATTCAGAACAAATACATATAGTACATTTGTATTTATGTGTTCACCCAAAATAGTCAGAGATAATTGGAGTATATTTTACACATTATCAACGGAATATATGACAGAATGGGGGGAAAAAAATAATATACACGAAGGAACTACCATAAATAAACTTTGGAGAGATAATGTAAAATTATTTACACCAATACCATCCTTGGCTTTACATATGGGATTTGATGAACAAAAAGATGCCTATTTAGATTGGAAAGAACTTTGGGATTCCATTTCCTAATCATATTTATAGTTATACTTATAGTAACGGAGAAATAAATGTCTTATGCAAGAGTAGAAGATGGTAAAATAGTACAACGTTCTGAATTGTTACCTAATAGTTGGGATAACATATCTAATTTTAATACTTTAAATAAAGAAGAAATAACAAATCATGGTTGGTATGTTCACAAGTTTATAGAGGCTGAAAAATTTGACGGATACATCTATGACGGAACAACATATTCCATAGAAAACAATGAAGTAGTAGAATATGAACAAGTTCGTCAAAAAACCACAGAAGAAATGGATTCTGAAATAGAATCTAAATGGATTGAAATACGGTCTCAAAGAAATATTCTTTTAATGGAATGTGATTGGACACAGTTACCAGATTCACCACTAACTAATCAAAAACAAACGGAATGGCAAATATATCGTCAGTCTTTGAGAGATATGACAAATGCTGATAGTCCTTATGGTATATCTTGGCCACCAAAACCAGAGGCATGAAATGAATAAATCCGTATTAAAATTGATACGAGAAATGAATTTATCTATATTCACCGAAGAAGAATTGGTAGATAAAGAAATAATTGTTTTGTTTCCTGGAAATTTTCAACCAATGGGACAACATCAAAGGGAAGAATACCAAAGACTTTGCCGTAAATTTGGAAAAGATAATGTTATAGTTGTAACCGATGATAAAATAGATCAACAAAAACATCCTTTTTCATTTGATGAAAAGGTTACAATAATGAAAAGACATGGTGTTAAAAATGTTGAAAAGGCATTAAACCCATTCTATCCAACAGAAGTTATTTCAAAAATGGATGAAACTAATACGGTTTTAATAATTGCGGTTAGTCAAAAAAATATTTCGGAATTAAAACAAATAAAAAGATTGACACGATATAATGGTTCAGCAAATTTAACAATAAAAGATATTCAAAATCCCTACATCTATTATATGATAACAAATGATGTGGATTATGATATACCCAGTGTAGGAAAATTAAATTTTAAAAATATACAAAGAGCACTTGGTGATAGAGATGCAAAATTATCCGAGTTGAAATCTAGATTCATTTCAATATTTGGTTGGTTTGATGCGAAAATTTTTAATATGGTAATTCATAAAATGAATACGGATAGAGGAGACATGGTAGAGAAATCAAATCCGTTAAGTTTGGTTACTAGAACATTTTGGAAAAAAGTTTACAATGAAATAAAATAAAGGTTATGTTATGGAAATTAAAATTGATAGTATAAAAGATGTTAAAAATCTTTTAGAAGGAAACCATGAAAGTCAAAACAAGATTCAAGTTGGATTTGATGGAGAAAAAAAAGAACAGAATATTGATAGACAAGTTGGTGAAAAATGGTTTGATTCAGATGGAAATGAATGGGAGCAAAAGAAGGGATATAAAGTTAAACTCGGAAAAGTATGGCAACAAGAATTACATGAATATTTAAATTCATTTCCAAACTGTCCAAAAGAAAGTTGTACTTGTGGAATGCCAAAAAGACTTGATGAAAAAATGAGAAAAATTCATGGTATGTGTTTTGATTGTGTTGTTAAGATGGAACATAAAATTAGAATAGAAGGAAAATGGCAAGAATACGAAAAGACTAAAATGAAAGAAAATGCTTTGGCTTGGTTAAAAGAAGCTGAACGTGATAAAAATTTAATAGTAGAGGAACTTTCAAGACTAGAGTTTGCTAATGAATTTGGTGATGTTGAAAAGTGGGACACCAAAGTAAACAAAGAAGAACTGTTAAAAAAAATTGAAGATGAGTTCCAAACTTTTAGAACTGATTTCATAGAAAAGTTAGAAAAGGATTTAGAGAATATGAATGAAACGGAATAATATAACAAGAGAAATATTTATAGGAATGGGTGGTGAAATATCATCAAAAAGAGTGATGATGTTTTTATCTTTTTGTATGATGATTACAATGGCTATATTTTCTACTATTTATAGTATGAAAGTTGAACAATTTATTTTTGATGGATTTCTTTACATAGTAGTCGGAGGACTGTTTTCAGTTGCCTCCGAAAAATTCAGTAATGCTTTTAAGAAAGTAGATGGAGAAAAAAGTGAAACAAGTAATAGTTGAAAGGGCAGTACCAACGGATAAAAAACTTTATGCAAGTGTCAAATCTAGAATAAAAAGAAAGTACAAGGTATGGCCAAGTGCATATGCTTCTGCTGCTGTTGTTAAGGCATATAAGGCTGCTGGTGGTGGATATAGAAATGTAAAAGAAACCATAAATAATGCATCATATAAATTAGAGGGATATTCCACGAATGGATGTGGTAAAATAACTGAATTGTATTTTGTATTAGGTGAAACCGATAAACATGATATACAAGAAGCGGAATATCGTGGTAGAAAAGTTAGTTTAGGAAAACCGTTCAGAACACCTGGAGGTCCAAAAAAGTTTTCTGTTTATGTTAAAAAACCAAATGGAAACATCGTAAAAGTAAATTTTGGTCATAAAGGTGAAGGTGGTAAAAAAACTATGAAAATTAAAAAGAGTAATGCAGCTCGTAGAAAATCATTTCGTGCACGTCACCGTTGTCATTCTCCTGGACCAAGACACAAAGCTAGATACTGGAGTTGCCGTTTTGGATGGCCTTCTAGTGGCAAGGGTGCAATAGATAAAACATAAGTTATGGATGTAAATTTATTTAAAACCATATTAAAACCAAATATTTCAGCAAAGTCATTAAAAGATTCAAAAAAAACAGCAGAAGCAATAACCAATGCTTATGTAAAGGCAACCGAAAAAATAACAACCACTATTTTTGGATCTAAATTATTGTCTGGAAATAAAAATTCATTGCAAAGACATTTAGAACAAGGATTGATTCTAAATGATAAAACACGGCAAAAAAGTCAAAAAACAGAAAGTGGTTGGTTTATCATGTCAATGGGTTTTATTTTTTATTGGGTTAATTCAAAATTCACTCCAGTTCCACCAATGCCACCATCTACTGGACCTGCTCCTGGTCCATTGGGTGGAACAACCACAACATATCAAGGTGATCCAAAAACATTAGCAGACGATTTGAAAAAGGCATTTAATCTTGGAAGTACAGAAGATATTTTAAATGAATTGGGTATTGTGTTATCAAAGCATTTACTAAAAGTCAGTGGTATTTACACTGGAGTTGGTCCTGCCGGTCCACAAGTTACTCCATGGACAGGACTATTTGGAAAACCTGCACAATCTAATGATGGTAAAATAATAATAGATTCAAAATTAACTTTCCAAGAATCCATTAGTGGAATAGATGCCCCAAAAAATGTAATAGATTCTTTGGTGTTATTGGATATAGATTACATATCATCGGATAATAAATTACATCGTGGACAAATTCTTGTAAATAAATCAGTTCAAAACGAAGTAAAACAATTTTTTAAGTTATTGTTAGAAGAAAAGTTTCCAATAAACAGAATGATTCCTGTTGTAAAATATGGTTGGAATGACGATAAATCAATGGAAGATAATAACACATCTGGATTTAATTACAGAGTAATAGCTGGATCAAATAAAATGTCTAAACATTCATATGGTGGTGCAATAGATATAAACCCAAGATGGAATCCTGTTATTTATAGAGATGGTAAAGTTTCCCCTCCTGGAGCTATTAGAGACAAAGATAGACCTGGTGTTTTAAAAAATGATACAAATGGTGTTAAATACTTAAAAGAAAAAGGATGGGAATGGGGTGGTGATTATACCAGTTTTAAAGATTGGCACCATTTTGATAAAGATATTGAACAAAGCAAAGATAGTTCAAATGTTGTTCCTGAAAGCGATTATTCATTTTCTATATTTAGTCCGTCTAGAGTTACTGTTGATATAGGTATTCCAAAAATAAAACAAGTAGATGGGAAAAAAATACAAAGTGGTTTTATGTTACACGATATACCAGGATGGAAAGATAGAAATTTCATATGGTCTTTTGCAAATTTAACTTTATACGAACCTTCTGGAAAAGCAACTGGAGTATTTGTAAAAAATGGTAAAATTGCTAATCCAGAAACGGGATATCCATATTATACCATGATAAGTGAAACAACTGGACGAAATTTTAATAAATACGTTACAATAGCAATAATGAAAGACAATACAGTTAGGTTGTATGAAACAGACAGTACCACTACGGCAGAACAAAAAATATTAAGAGATTTGAAAAACATTAAATATGCATTTTCTGGAACTGATGTTTTAATAAGAAATGGTGGTGAAACTGAAGAACGCGCAATATCAAAATTGGAAGACGATAAAGATAGACCAAAAACATCAGTTGGTTTTTACAACAACAATTTAATGGTTGCCGTCACTACTGCCAAAACAAGTCAAAATTGGGAAAAATGGGGGAATACATTGAGAAAAATAAATTCAAATGCAACTTGGATTTCCATGGATGGCGGTGGTTCATCAACTATTGTAATTAAAGGAACACCAAGACAAGTTGCAGAAAACGTTCCAAATGGAAGAAAAGTGGCAACTATAATAGGTTGGTATGATGTATAAAAAATATTTTACATATTTATTGATATGACACAAGAACAAAAAAATATGATAAAAAGCATAGTCAGAGAATATGTAATTCAATATGCAAAAGAAGGAAAAAAGCCGACCGGCGGATTAACTGGATGGTTTAGAGACCGTTGGGTTGATATTTCTCGTAAGAAAAAGGGGGGAGGACATCCAGAGTGTGGTGCATCTGCCGGTAGTAAATCTCGTAAAGGTGGAAAGAGGGCATATCCAAAATGTGTGCCAGCAGCAAAGGCGGCATCAATGTCAAAAAAACAAAAAAGAAGTGCTGTAACACGAAAGAGAAAAAAAGGTGCAACAGCTCGTGGTAAAGCAAAAATGGTTTCAACTCATGTAAAGGATTGATTATGGAAATTGATAAAAAAATAGAAATGATACTTAAATTATTTGCTACATTTGCTGCAATCGGTGTTATATTATCCATATTCATAGGTACAAAAATCGAAGGCGATAATATAAGACAGTATACGAAAACCAAAGACAGTTTGGAGGCAGTGATAAACAAGTATGAATTCGATTATGTTGAATTAAAAAAAAGAGCTGATAAACTCGATTCTCTTATTAAAGTTCGTAAAGATAGTATTCTGATAATAAAAGAAAGATTCTATATTTACAAAAACAGAGAAATAAAAAATCCAGATGAAGCTACAAAACTTATTAAAAACTTTTTGAATGAGTAATATATGAAATACGTTATAGCATTATTATTTTCCCTTTCAACTGCTTTTGCTTCCGAAAAAGATTCTCTCGTTTGTTTTACAAAACCTGAAATAACTAAATTGTGGAATAAAATTCAACTCATACGAGATTCAGTCGAATACCTAACCGCAGTCGTTAATGTCCAAGACACCGTAATAGATTTGTATGTTTCTAGATCAGAAATGTTTATACAACAATTAAAAAATCGTGATGAAGCACTTGCCGCTTGTAAAAAAAGAAGTGTGGAATTAGAAAAAATAATTGATGAACTTCAACCTCGTTGGTATGATAATAAATTTTTGTGGTTTCTAACAGGAGCCGCTTCTGTTGTTGGGATAATAGTGGTAACAAAATGAGTGTAGTTACAAAAAATTTAAAAGATATTATCAAAGAAGAATACGCAAAATGTGCTTCTAATCCTGTATATTTTATGAAAAGATATGCAAAGATTCAACATCCAACTCGTGGCAAAATACTGTTCGACCTATATCCGTTTCAGGAAAATGTTTTAAAAGAGTTCAATGATAATCGATGGAACATAGTCCTAAAATCTCGTCAGTTAGGAATATCAACGCTGATAGCTGGATATTCACTTTGGATGATGTTGTTCAATCAAGACAAGAATATTCTTGTTATTGCAACAAAACAAGAAACTGCTAAGAACTTGGTAACAAAAGTTCGTGTTATGTATGACAATCTTCCAAGTTGGTTGAAGACAGGAGTTCAAGAAGATAATAAACTTTCACTTCGATTCAAGAACGGTTCACAAATTAAAGCCGTTTCTGCTGCTGCTGACTCTGCTCGTTCTGAAGCACTTTCACTTTTGATTATAGATGAAGCCGCTTTTATTGATGACATAGATAGAATATGGGCATCTGCACAACAAACACTTGCAACAGGTGGAACTGCAATTATCAATTCCACACCGAATGGCGTTGGTAACTTTTACCATAAACAATGGGTAAAGTCAAAATTAGGTGAGAGTGCATTTAATCCAATAGAATTACTTTGGCAAGTTCATCCAGACCGTGATCAAAAATGGCGTGATGAACAAGATGTTCTTCTTGGTCCAGATATGGCAAAACAAGAATGTGATGGAAACTTTCTTGCATCTGGACGTTCTGTAATTGATGGTGAGTTAGTACAATGGTATAAGGAAACATATGTTTGTGATCCAAAAGAAAAAAGAGGATCTGAAGACGCTTATTGGATTTGGGAATATCCAGATTCTTCAAAAAATTATATTGTTGTTGCTGATGTTGCTCGTGGTGACGGAAATGATAATTCTGCATTTCATGTAATTGATATAGATAATCTTGAACAAGTTGCAGAATATCGTGGTAAACTTGATACAAAATCATATGGTAATATGTTAGTATCAGTTGCAACCGAATATAATGATGCAATGCTTGTTATTGAAAATGCTAATATTGGTTGGGCAGTAATTCAACAAGTTATAGATAGAGGTTATCCAAATTTGTATTACACTTATCGTGAAGATGGATATATCGATCCATCCGTTCATATTCCAAAAGGATATGATATTAAAGATAAATCACAAATGGTTCCTGGATTTACTACAAGTTCTAAAACAAGACCACTTATTATATCTAAATTGGAAACATATTTTCGTGAAAGAACACCAATAATAAAATCATCTAGATTAGCAGAAGAACTTTTCGTATTTGTATGGAATGGATCAAAAGCGGAGGCACAAAGTGGTTACACTGATGATTTGGTAATTTCATTTTCAATCGGATTGTGGGTTAGAGATACTGCAATAAAATTGCGTCAAGAGGGATTGGTACGAACAAGAATGGGATTGGATTATATTGGAAAGGGAAGTGCAATAAAATCCACAATACAAAATAAATTCGATGATGGGTGGTCTATGAAAGTTAGAGGAGGGGATGAAGATTTAACTTGGTTAATAAAGTAATTTTCATTTTTTCATACATATTTATATTCATGTATAATACTATTAATAACAGGTGAAAAATGGCAGAAAGAAAGTCATTATTTGATAGATTAAAAACCTTATTTTCTACAAATGTTGTTGTTAGAAATGTTGGTGGAAAACGATTAAAAGTTGTTGATACGGCTCGTTATCAGGCCGATGGAAACCCACATACATCAAAAGTTATTGATAGATATGGTAGACTTCATGGAAGTAGGGGAACCCCAATATCTGTCTACAATCAATACAATTCTTTCTCTGCAACAAAAATAGACCTTTATACTGATTATGAAGCAATGGACACTGATGCCATTATTTCATCGGCTCTTGACATTTATTCCGATGAAAGTACCCTAAAAAATGACATCGGTGATGTTCTAACAATTAGAACTGATAACGATAATATCCGTAAAATTCTTCGTAATCTTTTTTATGATATTCTTAATATAGAATATAATCTGTGGCCTTGGGTTCGTAATTTATGTAAATACGGTGACTTTTATCTTTATCTTGATGTAAAAGAAGGATTAGGTATAACAAATGTTGTACCGTTCTCACCTTATGAAATGCAAAGAGAAGAAGGAACTGATCCAGAACATATCTATATGACAAAGTTTATCTATGAAGGTCCACTCGGAAAGGGTGAATTTCAGAATTATGAAATTGCACATTTTCGTTTAATGGGCGATACTAATTTTTTACCTTACGGTAAATCTATGGTAGAGGGTGCTCGTAAATTGTATAAACAATTAGTTCTCATGGAAGATGCTATGCTTATACATAGAATTATGAGGGCACCGGAAAAAAGAGTATTCAAAGTTGATATTGGAAATATACCGCCTGGTGAAGTAGATACTTACATGGATCAAATAATGAAAAAGATGAAAAAAGTTCCTGTAATGAACGAACAAACCGGTGAGTATAATTTAAGATTTAATATGCAAAATTTATTAGAAGACTATTATCTTCCAGTAAGAGGTGCTCAATCAGCAACAAGTATAGATACTTTGCCAGGATTACAATATCAAGCAATAGAAGACGTTGAATATTTAAAAAGTAAAATATTTGCTGCTTTGAAAATACCAAAGGCGTTTTTAGGATATGACGAATCAACGGAAGGTAAGGCAACACTTGCGGCTCTTGATATTCGTTTTGCAAGAACAATAGAGAGAATACAAAGGATAGTAATATCAGAATTAACTAAAATTGCAATAGTTCATTTGTATTCACAAGGTTATGAGAATGCAGACCTTGTAAACTTTGAACTATCATTGACTAGTCCATCGATAGTATATGAACAAGAAAAAGTTGCTCTTATGAAAGAAAGAGTAGATTTGGCATCACAGTTGATAGAAAATAAATTATTCTCAATGAAGTACATATATTCAAACATATTCAATTTGTCTGATGATGAAGCAGAATTTGAAAGAAATGAAATATTAGAAGACATTAAACATAAATTCCGTCAATCACAAATTGAAAGTGAAGGAAATGATCCTGCAATAACTAAGGAATCATTTGGAACTCCACATGATATTGCAACAATGCATACATCCGGTGGTGGTTCTTCAAAGATGTACCAAATAAATGATAATGAAGTTCCAGATGGTGGATGGCCAGGTGCAGGTAGACCTGCAAAAAATCTTTCATATTCTACCGATGATAGTCCATTTGGTCGTGATCCAATAGGAAAAAAAGATGTGGGAAATACATTAAAAACTAACAGAAGTATGAAACATAACTATAAGAACAATTCCCCATTATCATTAGAAACAAAGATGATGTCACATGATGTTGATAAATTGATAGATAGTATGAACGGATTTAAAGTAAAAACAAAAAAAATTATATCGGAAAGTCTTAAACCTGTTAATTTTGATGAAGAAAATGAATCAAATTTATTAAATGAAAACAATTTATTGAAGGAATTGTAATTTTTTTTATATTTATTCTATGAAAGTGTAAATTTTATTGGACATCTGCAAAAATGAAAAAAATAAAGCATTCAAAATTTAAAAACACTGCAATGTTATTTGAGCTATTAACGCGTCAAATAACATCTGATATTATTTCTTCAAATGAATCTGCCGCAATTCAGATACTAAAAAAACATTTTGGAAAAAATACAGAATTATTAAAAGAATATATTTTGTATAAGACACTTTGTGAAGAAAAATTAAAATCAGAAACTCGTGCAAATATGTTAATCGATGCTGCTATTAAATCCAAAAAAAATATTGATAGAAAAAAATTAAATCAAGAAAAATATGATTTGATTAAAGCTATAAAAGAAAATTTTGATATTAATTTATTTTTTCAAACAAAAGTTCAAAACTATAAAATATTGGCATCAATATACAAATTATTTGAATATAAAGATTTAGACAATCCAATAGAGATTACAAAGTCAAGAATAACCTTAATAGAAACTATAACAACAAAAAATAACACCAAATTCTTAAATGAAATTTCTACAATAGAAAACCAACCGAAAGATGTTCGATTACTTTCTCAAAAATTATTAATAGAAAAGTTTAATAAAAAATACAGTGATTTAAACGAACTTCAAAAAAATTTACTAAAAGAATATATTGGAAATGTTAGTAACACTAATAACTTAAAATCGTTTGTTCAGACAGAAGCATCAACTATAAAAAATATATTCAAAAATAACATTTACAGAGTAAAAGATTCTTCTTTAAAGATAAAGTTAAACGAAGTAATAACATTATTAGATCAATATGATTCTATAAAGTTTGTGGATGAGAGTCACATATCCTCATTGCTTAGATATTATAGTATCATAGATGATTTAGATTGGAGTAAATAATGGGAAACCCAATACACCCTTACAATTTTCCAGCGTCTCAGGCAAATGATTTTGAAAGAAAAGGACATCCTGGAAAATTTTTAAAATCAATATCATGTACAAGTGGAACAACTCACTTCACCGCTTCAGATTATGGTGCAGGTGGATTGATAGTTCCTACCTCAGCTGAAGGAACAGTAACTCTTTCAGGTGGTGGGGATATACCACTAGCAACACTTGCTGGATCTCAACGTATATTTGAATTTTCTGTAAAGTCGGTTAATGTTACAACCGGAACAGTTTATGTATTGATAAAAAATCAAATTTCTAAATAAGGACTAATATGAGTGCGAATGATTTTATCAAAAAAATAATTCAATCTGAAGACTTTAAAAAGTTCAAACAAGAGATGTATGAAAATGGCAATGTTACCGCAAATGTAGACGGTTATCAGACCCCAAATGCTTTTGCTAAAAGTGAAGAAGAATTTGAAAAAACATCAAAAGATAGAATTGAAGTTTTTGGTTACAAAAAGGTAGAAAAAACTAAACCAAAACATTTTAAACCAGTCTATAAAGTTGAATCAAAATCAACATATAAAGAATTGATGGACATTTTAGGTGAAGTTTCTTACAAAGAATATAAAACAGATGAAACCAAATCTGTCAATAGAAAAATAAATGATTCTATTAAAAACATAAATAGAACAATTTATGAAGTAGAAAGAGTTGTAGAACATGCACTTAAATTAAAAACAGAAATGAACGTTGATCAAAGAACACTTTGGGGTTCATCTATGAATAGATTGAGAAAAATATCCGAAAGAATAAATAGAATTACAAAAAAGATAAATGAATTGGGTGCTTAAAAATGAAAGAATTATTAATAGATACGATGTTGTTTAACGTCAGTCCACAACAAATAGCTGAAAGCCAGAATAGTAATGGTAAAGTTATAGTATCTGGCGTTCTACAAAGAGCAGAAGCAAAAAACCAAAACGGTAGAGTATATCCGAAACAAATATTGATGCGAGAAGTAAAAAAATATCAAGAGAATCAGATAAAAGAAAACCGTGCTCTTGGGGAATTGGATCATCCAGAATCTTCTGTAATAAATCTTCGTAACGTATCACACAATGTTTTGTCTGTGGAATGGAAGGGAAATGATGTTGTTGGAACAGTTGAAATATTACCAACACCGTCTGGAAATATATTAAAAGAATTATTAAAATGTGGTATAAGATTGGGGATAAGTTCAAGGGGAATGGGAACTGTTGAAGAAATAAACGAAGGAACCGTTGAAGTACAAGATGATTTTGAATTGATAGGGTGGGATTTCGTTTCTAATCCATCAACTCATGGCGCATTCATGTACCCAAATAGAAGAAAT